TTGGCTATTGCCGCTAATTATTGGGTTGAACGTATGGACAGAGACCAAGTCTTATCATATAACCAACACAAAGAAGATTTGCTTGACAGAGAACTTGAAAAGTTTATGGAATCAGCAATTGGACAAGAACCACAAGAGGATAGATTTATATAATATGAATAAAAATTATAGAATAGACTGGAATTTTATTTCAAAATTAGAAGGAGAAAACCACCATAAAGGTTATCAACCTACTAATAATAGTGGCGTTACTATAGCTATAGGGTTTGATTTAAAAGATAAAACACCTGAAAGTCTTAAAAAAATGGGTTTTAGTGAAGGTTTAATAGGTGAATTAAAGCCATTTTTAGGTTTAACAGGTTTAGAAGCTAAGAAAAAAGCTGAAAATTTAGTGTTAAATGACGTATATACTAATGAAATTAATAGGTTGTCTAAAGCATTTTATGCTAATGACATAGCTAAACAGTACAATAAAGCTTCTAATGGTAAGAATTTTAAAGATTTAACAGATGCACAACAGACAGTTGTAATGTCTGTAGGGTATCAATATGGTTCCCTTAGTAGAACACCTAAGTTCTTACAAGCAGTAGTTGAAGATAGATGGGAAGATGTTATTAAAGAGTTAAATAATTTTGGAGACGACTTTAAGACTAGACGAGAAACCGAAGCTATTTATTTAAAAGAAAGAATGTAGTACCCAAAATATTTTACAAAAAAATATGAAGGGGTATATCACTGTAGCGGCACCCAAGTTTCCCCGTAGGGTACACACCTAGCGAGGCGTAAAGCATACCCCGTAGGCAAGCAATGATAAGGATTAGAAGGTATATACACCGGTGAGCCTAAAGGTCAGCCCAAAGTCATACAAAATATAGCGGCGTGCCTTCGAGCTCGTCTGTTTTTTTAGTTTAAGGAACAGGCGTACACATAGCCTTTAATGACACATAGAGACACATAGAGACGCATAGAACACTTTAAACTAACCTTGAGCCACACATTAAATTTTTAATTAAAGTACCCGTATTAGTATAAACAGGCTTTACAGGTATATAGTATAGGGTAATAGTAGTAGTAGTATTACTTAGGGTAGTACTTAGTGTAGTACTTAGGGTAGTACTAAGGTTATGCTCACTTACTTATTTATTAAAGTAATAGTAATAAAGACAATATACAAAGATATGCCTGTTTTTTTCTAAATTGGCACATTTTGACGCACATAGCAATTATTTTGTTTTTGCTGTTGACATTGGCTTTTAACTATGAAATAAGGCTTATAGTTTATTTTTTGTTTATTTTTTAAAACTTTAAACCATAAAAAAATATAGAGCCATACACGGTGACGCCTATAGTTAACAGGCTTAATCTGGGCTAGTTGTCTTTAAAGTGTATGGGGAACCCTCGCAAGCCAAAGGCGGACGCTCTGCAAGCGTAGTAGGTTGGTTAGTTGTTTGTATCATAGTTTATTCTATGACTGATGAGCAAATAGTATTGCGAAACAGACAACAGAGGTTTAATTGCGACCTCTAAAATATACTCTGTAATTCTCTGCGGCGGGCAGAGGTATACCCGCCAAAAAACAAACAAACTAAATGAGGTATAAAATGGATATAGCACAAATAATGTTTCCTAAATATGATAATCAAGGGCACAAATTGACAACGCCTAAAATGCTTGAAAAGGAGCTTTGCCGAAAATTTGGCGGCTGTACTGTTTATGATGGAAACGGTTCTTGGATTAATAACAAAGGCAAGTTATATGTTGAGCCTGTTTCAATCATTCAAACGGCTTACAAAAATACTTCTAAAAACAAAACATTTATTAAAAAATTAATTGTTAAGTATGGTAAGCTTTCAAAACAGGAAGCTGTTTTTTTATCTTTAAACAATAAAGCAAAAATCATAAATTTAAAGTAACACTGATGAGGTTTTATTAACCGAAACTGAGCGGCGCACATTTGCCGCTTAGTCTGTTGCATAGCAACTTTTTAAATACAAACAAACAACAAAAACGGAGAATAAAAATGAATGTACACAATATGCCAAGCCCTAAAACTGGTAAACCTGTTGCAAATCAATTTGTAATAAATGACGATAATGGCAACACTTTTTTTCAAAGTTACAACTCAATAATAGTTAAAAAGAATTTTGACGGTATTTTTTTAGATGTTGAAACTTGGAACTATTCAAGGACTACTTCAAAATATAGAAGTTTATTTTTAAATGAAAATACTGCAACCACTAGAAAAAAAATAAAAGATGGTTTGTATAAACTTATAAATTTAAATCAATAAACGGAGCGTTGCAAAAATGATAAGTAAAAGACAATGGGAAGAAATGACCAAAACAGATAGTCACCATTTATTAAGATTAGAAAATGAAAGCTATTTAGGATACCAATTACAAAGGTTATATTATTTTCTTAAACATTTAATAATTAAAAAATAATAGAGCGAAACAAAGCGTCGTTAAGACTAGACGGCGTTTTGTCTTACGGTTTTGCCGTAACTGATGAGCTCAGAAAGCTTAAACAAACAAACAACGGAGCACAACAATGAATATTATATATAAAATTTTATATAATTTTTTGCGTAAAAAAGTGGAAGAAGATGAAACTGTTTTTAGAAATAACAGACTAAAACAACGTCTGTTACTTAATAACGGTTACACTAAGGCAGGTCACTAATGGCTGTTTCAAATAATGTTGCATCTAATTTTATCAATGATAAATGGATTGAGCGTTTATATATGAATGTAAACAAATCTGTTTATCTTGTTAGACCAGACGGCGAGATTGATAGCTGTAAAATCAAAAAAGTTAAATCTAAATATTACCTGACAAGTACGGGTAAATGGTTTGATAATTCTGGTTTACCGTGTCAACCGCCTGTTGATGTAGATGTAAATAATGAGCGTAGCTATTTTAAAGCTGAAATTAAAAAAGCTGAAGAAGAAGCTAAGTTTGAACAGTTAAAACAAAAAATAATAAAAGGTAAATAATATGTATATAGATAAATACTTCATTGAAGTAAAAGGCGAAAAATACAACGATAAAAAAGATAAGTATGATAAAGATGTTGGCAAAGTAACTATTGGTTCAAATGAAGGATTGCAACATAGGCAATTTATTCCATTATTAGAAGAAATTATGGAAGCACACGGTGGTGGCACTGTTGAATTTAATGTAATTATAAATCAACACGAATATCAAAAATAATAACACTGATGAGACTTTAATAGTCGAAACTAGGCGGCGTAGTTGCCGCTTAGTCTGTTATAATCATTTAACAAAAGGATAATTATGATTGAACCTAATATTAGTGGTATAATAAGTTTAATAATTGACATATCACTTGAATTGCAAATTTTACTTGTAGGAAGTACTGTTTGCGCTCTATTGTTTTTAGTGTCTGAAAAATACTCTGATTACATAGAAAAGAAAAAAAATAACTATAATCCGTTTAGTCAAATTGTTGACTTGACGGCAAAACAAATCAAACAAATAAAGGAATATAATAAAAATGATAAACATTAAAACATTAGCAAAAAGACTTGTTAAAAAAGGTGTAATAGAAAAAACAAATCAATTAGATTATCTTTTTTACACAAATAAAAATGGTAATATAAAAGAAATTGTGGGATTTGCTCACGATTGTTTTTGTAAAGATTGTAAAAAAGAAAGAGAAATGCCTAATCCAGACTTATTTAATCGTTATGATATAAGATATGATTTAGATGGTAATTTAATAACTGAGGTAAATTAATGATATTGTTTGGTAAAATAATACATCAAAAATACATTAGGATTATAAAATACATATTATTGGTATTTATTGTCTTAATTATTTTTGTTGTTGCGTACTAAGGTACCCGTAGTAGATATACAAAACATAACCCATAAATTTAAAGGAGTTAGTTAAATGGCAAGACTGATTGAGAGTATGCCTACTTATGCTGATGAAGTAGAGCACGAAAAAGAGATGCGTAAATTAGGTTCTAATAGGACTAATAAACGTTTACAATCTCATATAGAACGAGAAGAAGAAAGTGTTACAAGCTACGGAAAAGTAATGGTAGCAAACACTATAAGACCTTTGGCAAAAGCTATTGCTGAATGGATACAAGAACAATCCGAAAAAACAATAGGTAAACCATCTATTGCTTTCCTAAAAATGTGTGAAGTAGAACCTGAAATATTGGCTTTAATCACTGGAAAACACATAATCAATACAATAACACAATATAAACCATTGACTGCAACGTGCATATCATTGGGTGGTAAAGTTGAAACTGAAATATCGCTTAGAAATTTTAAGTTTTTAAATCCTGATTTATACCAAACTGTAAAACAAGATTTAGATAAGCGTAGTTTTAATTATACTTACAAAAGAAGAAAACTAAGAGAAAGCGCTAAACGTGATGCAGTAATGAAATGGGAAGAATGGACAACACCTGTTAAGTTGCACGTTGGTTTACGTTTAGTTGAGCTTATGATTTATGCTACAGGTTTAATTGAAATTGGAACTGAAACTGTAAAACATAAAAAAGCTAAAATAATAAAACAAACAGAAACTACTAGAGAATGGATTAAGAATAGAAATAGTTTTAATGAATTACTTAATCCTGAGTATTTACCCACAGTTATGCCGGCAAAGTTATGGAGCACAGTTGTTGGGGGTGGTTATTGGACTAAAGAATTACCAGAGTTAGACTTGGTTAAACAAAAAAATAAATTGTTTAAAAAAGAATTAGAAAACTTTGATATGCCTGAAGTTTACAATGCTGTTAACACAATGCAAGCAACACCATTTAAGATAAATAATTTTATTTTATCTGTAATGCAAGAAGCTTGGGACAAAGGGTTAGCTGTTGGTGGTATGCCGCCAAACACTAATTATGATATTCCAAATAAACCACACGATATTGAAACGAATGTTGATAGTCGTAGAGCTTGGAAGAAAAAAGCTGTTGTGGCGCACACAGAAAATGCAAGAATGTTTTCTAAACGTTTACTGTATGCTAAAATTATTTGGTTAGCTCAAAAATTTAAAAACTATGCAACTTTATATTTTCCGTTGCAATTAGATTTTAGAGGTAGAGCTTATGCAGTACCGGCGTTTTTAAACTATCAATCTATTGGTGGTGCCAAAGCGTTGTTGTCATTTTCGAATGGCAAAGCAATCACAAAAGAAAACAAAGGTGACTATTGGTTGTCTATTCACGGTGCTAATATGTACGGTGAAGATAAAATATCATTTGATGACCGTGTTGCTTGGACTAATAATAATGAAAGTTGGATTATTAAATGTGCTGAAGACCCTATGTCAAATAGACAATGGGAAGAAGCTTCTAATCCTTTTCAATTTTTAGCATTTTGTGATGAATGGAAAAGATTTAAAGAAGAAGGTTTTGGATTTATTTCTAAGATACCCGTTAACGTTGATGGGTTTTGTAATGGTCTTCAAATTTATTCTTTAATGTTAAGAGACAGTAAAGCCGGTAAGTTAGTTAACTTATTGCCAACTGATAAACCACAAGACATTTATCAATTGGTTGCTGATGCTGTTACTGAAAAACTAAAACTAGATGCAAAAGAAAATAAACCTTTTGCTCAGTTGTGGTTAGACTACGGTGTTAAACGTTCAACGACTAAAAGAAGTATTATGACCATTTGTTATGGTTCAACAAGATATTCTTGTACTGACTTCGTTATTGAAGATTTAACAAAACGTAAAGACAAAGGTGAAAACCATCCCTTTCAAGATGAAATATTTAAACCTGCTAGTTACCTAGCAAGTGTCATTTGGGACAGTATAGGTGATAATTTAAAATCAGCTAGAATTGGGATGGATTACCTTCAAACAATTGCTCGGGTAGTTGCTAAAGAACAATTACCCGTGCATTGGGTTACGCCTGTTGGTTTTCCAGTTTATCAGTCATATCCGGAAATGAAATCTAAAAGAGTTAAAGCTATGTTGATGGGTGAAGTTATTAAACCTAGAATTAACATTGAGACTGATTTAACGGATAAGTTAAGAATGGGAAATGGAGTGGCTCCTAATCTTGTCCACTCAGTGGATAGTGCCGCTATGATGAGTACAGTTAACATAGCATATAAAAATGGTATTACAAATTTTTGTAATGTTCACGATTCATTTGGCACAACCGCAGGTGATGTTGAAACACTTAATAAATGTATTAGAGAAGCATTTATTAAAATGTTTACTGAATTTGATATTCTTGAAAATTTCAGGAATGATGTTCTTAAACAATTACCTGTTGAGTTACACAGTAAATTACCTGAAGTACCCGCCAAAGGTAATTTAGATATAGAAAAATTGCGGGTCAGTGAGTTCTTTTTTGCGTAAGCATTAAAGTACCCGTAGTAGAATGGAGAAACACTAAATGAAAAAGCTAAACGGAGAAATATAAAATGTCAAAGAACAATTATGTAAAAATTGTAAGCCCTGAAGGTATTAGTCAGTATGCTTGGTTAACACAACCAGATACTAAATTTGATACTGATGGTCATTACAAAGTAAATCTTATCGTTCCAATTGATAAGGCACAGCCATTAATCAAACAGATTAACGCTGAGATGGAAGCTAGTTTAAAAATTGCTAAAGAAAAAAATAAAGGCAAAACTATTAAACGTGCTAATCCACCATATGAAGAAGAAATGGATGAAAAAAATGTTCCAACTGGAAATATTATTTTCAAATTTAAAAGAAAAGCACAAATAATTGCTAAAGATGGAAAAGTAATTCCATTTAAAGTAGCGATATTTGATAGTTCTGGTAAACCTTTAATTGAT